ATGGGTAGCATTACCCTCGCCGGGCGGCAGATTTTCGTTCTCAACGAGAACGACAGATACCCAGAGCCGCAGCAAAATAGCCCTCTGATGTTCGCGATACGCGAAGACGAGGAGCAGCAGCACTGGCTATATGTGTGGCACAAGGGGCGCTGGCCGCTCGTGTCAGAGGTACCGTTTGAAACAGAGGGAAAAGCCGTTGATGCGGCTCTCGCATTCGACTTTGCCTCGCTGTATAAATAGCCGGGTTCCCTCCCGGCATCATGCTCACCCCACCAGCTCGGCTTTCAATGCGTTGAATCGCGCATAGAGCGTGTTTTTCGCATCAACTGAAAGAACACCAGGGACGATAATTTTCGCGGCAATGTCCCCCTGGAATCCGTTACTAAGTGGATTTCCGGCACCACCGATGATCAACTGCCGTGATGCCTCCGTTGCGAACGGCTTAGCTGGGATATCTTTTTGCTGTAATAAAGCGCCGTCGTGCTCCCAGCGATGGTGCGTACTCGTGGCTTCAATCATTGCAATGTGCCATTGGTTATCACGGAATCCTGTGATCGTCGTGTTTATTGGGTAGTTGCTCGGATCGCTGACAGCTGTTCCGCCGTGGTTAAGCCAAACAGCATCAGTCAGAAACGAGTCATTACCGAACCGCACACGCAGCCAGTCAGGAACCGTCGTATAGTTCCCGCAAATATTACCGCCCGTTCCCGTGTAACCCTCTGTGTTAGCAAGAGGTATCCGATACAAAATGAATTGAGCATAAATCCCATCTGCTGGCAGTGATTCATAACTACCCTGCGCGATCAGCGCGCCGGAGTTGGACGCGGCACGACCGAACCGTAGCGCATACCCTGTTCCAGCGGCAATAACCCGTGGTTTCAGCGCCGCCACCGGAGTCCAATTAGCACGGCCTGTTTTATCTCGAACGAGAGAAACCTCACCGCCGCTTGAAACAACCCCACTTTTGGCCTCTATCCATGCCGACGGGTTCATTTTCAAGATAGCGATCTCTTGCTCAGTGATCCCCAACTTCGGCAGATTCGGGTTATTCGCCGGGCGATCGGCTTTGAAGACAACCATTGCGTTTGCCATTATTAATTTATCTCCCACAGGAAAGCGGCCAGCCACTGATATTCTGTCTCGCCGGTGTAAAGGTTGGTGATGCCGTTGGTTGTCCGAATCAGCCCACGGGCGCCATCTATCGGCCCAGATTGGCTATTGGTGCCTGTACGCTTAAGCCCATACCCGATTTGCACCACCCGAGTATTCGTCGGATTGTTTACAGTTAGACGCATTCCCGTCGTACCGAGCGGGGAAACGTCAGTGATTGTTATCTCGGAACCATCGCGCGCACGAATGTTGAACCCAGCGCCAGGGCCAAGCCCTACGGGATTTAAAATCTCACCAGACTCGTCTTTGATGATCGGTACTGACGAAGCGCAATACACATCAATAGTGGTTGCACTTGACCAGTAGACTGAACGTGGCTTGAGAGAGATATAACCCGTGCCAAAGCATTCAAATGCTACGGCGCGGGCTAAGGCAACTCCGCGTTTGTTTTGCCCCAGGCTGTTGATGTGAATGACGTCGCCCGGATGTGGGTATTGATACCCCGGCCCGGTAAATCGGATATTCCCTAGCCCGTCTGCATCAAGCTGCCCTTGCCTGACACGACTGTCCCACTCTCCCCACGGTTGGAAGCTGCACTGTTCAACAAAGATCGGCGTTTCCGGGTGATCGCCACCGAAAATTCGCTTCACTTCGGCGTTATAATTCCTGTCAAGATTCCGCAGGAAGCGGGTATAAAGCTCGGGGAACATCCCTGGCGTACCGTCCGTATCGGTTTCCCCTGCTTTCACATCAAGCCCCAATACCACAGGTTTAAAACCCATCCGTTCGCAAATTCGTTTCGCATCGATCAGCCCTTGTACCAATGCAGACCAGGCCGCCGTCCCTCGCGTGAGATTGCGATATGCCTTGCCGCCATCCGCAGCAACATAGCGCAGGATATGAATGCGTTTGCCAGTCAGCTTCTCTACTTCGCTGATAATGTGCGCCGCAGACGACGAGCACGCCGTTTCTTTCCAACCGCCGTTAACGGTATCTTTCAGAGGCACAATTTCATCGATCAGCCCTGCGCTGCGGTTCGGGTTTTCTTTCCCAGCGCCGCGATCCGATTTGAACATCCATGCATTGTCAGGATAGAGTTGTGTCGTGGCGATCAACACGTCATCGGCGTAAGTGCTCCAACCCTGCGCCAGGGATTGGCCGAAGGTCGGCAGGATGTACATTACAGGGCGCAGATCATCGGCAACGGAGATACGCGTCGCGCCGTAGTTCATCACCAAATCGTTGGCAGCAGTAGCCTGTTTTATTTGCTGTGCTGCTGGCTTTAAATCGCCAACGCGTTTAAGCCCATCCGGGGTAGCAAAATAATAGCCGCCGTCTTCCGTCCACGCCTCTGTGATATTTTCATATGGATCGACAATTATTTTCGTGCAGACTGCTCCGTCAGGAAGCGTGTAGGGTTGTGCTTCGATATATGGCCGCACAGCTATGTCAGAATCAGCCGCAACAACTCGCAGCATCCCGTTCTCATCGATGAAAGCATGCCGCCCGTCATCAAGCATCAGCGGCGCAAAATGCCCATCTGCGAACTCAACACCTGCGGCAATATTATCATCTACCCCTGCTGGTGCATTCGGAACTGTACTTACCCGAGATTTCATTTCACTCAGCGCTTCATTTACGGCATTACCAGCAATTGTATAACGTCCTGTGGGTACTACCCTGCCGTTTGACACCGTATACTCAAGCGCTAACTCCGTGGTTGAGCGAGAACGAACATAGAAAAACTTTCGGAGTTCCTTACCTTCATCGACTGCCTTTTGTGCTTCAACTTCATCGGTGTACGCATCAGCAACAGAAAGAGCAATCTGCGCAAATTCTTCTGCACGTTCGGCTGCGTCATTTGAATCAGTAGAACTATTGTGGGCGAGTTCAGCTGACTCCTTAGCAATCTCAGCCCCTTTGATTGCCTCACCCGCGCTGCCCTTGGCAGATTCGCTTTCATTTACTGCAATATCCTTTGCCTGTATCGCAATTTTTGCAGCTTCGGATGCCCATTCGCTGTTACTTGACGTAATCCCGTACCAGCGTTTCATCTCTGTATATACTGTAGGATCAGCAAGTACAGGGTCTGCAAAGCGAACATAATCATTAAGTGATCCTGGCGGGCTATTCGCCTCAAGCTCCATATCGCCGATGACGGTTGTTCTTTTCTCCTCTGGATACAATACGGTGACTCGGTAGTAGCCAGGAACAAGGTCAAATGCGTATTCCCCATTCTCACCAGTGATCTGGCTCACTACCAATTCCCTGAAAGTGTCAGCCGTTGTACGCTTGGCTGCAATGATTATCCTGGCATTAGGCACAGCAGTGCCTGCCGGATCTAAGTAGATACCAGCAATAGTTACTGACATATGACCTCTATGGTACGGTGATCAAAGAAGTGGTAATATAGATTTAAATGAAATCAATATATTTGGTTAGCCATGCAGCAAAAAACAATCAGTAATATAATTTCAAGAGATGGGAATAACCTAGATTTGATTAGGTTAATTGCCGCTTTGGCGGTGATTTTTTATCACTCATTCGCCCTCAATCCTCAGTGGGGGATAAAAGATCCGATTCATAATTATTTTGGTTACGTAACCACTGGTGGGTTAGCAGTAAAAGTTTTCTTTTTCATAAGTGGGCTTTTGGTTACCAATAGCATACTCACTAGAAAATCAATTGTGCACTTCGTCTTTTCACGCACTTTCAGAATATTTCCAGGATTGCTTTTTGTTTTAGTCTCCACATCTTTAATAATTGGCCCACTGGCTACAACACTTTCTATTGATAAATACTTCTCAGATAGTCAAGTCTATTCCTACATAATGAAAAATATAATATTAGACACACAATACTTTCTCCCAGGAGTTTTTCAGAATAGTAAGTATGGCGTGAACGGCTCATTATGGACGATACATTATGAAGTGTTAGCATATACTTTTCTGCTAATTTTTTTCTTTATAGGCGCTTGCAAATTAAAACCAATAGCCTCAGCAGCATGCATAATTATAATCCTTGAACCATTAACACCATTCAAAGGCGTTTTTTTTGCTTCTTCCGACAATAGTGCAATTTACTTATTAGCTCCTTGCTTTGCACTTGGCTCGTTACTAGCAATAAACAAAGAAATATATACATCAAACCTATATACCCCCTTGATAATTATTGTCGCCACATTATTCTCACAAGATGAAGCTGTTAAATCCTTTTTATTTAGTATTTCTACATGTCTCGTAGCATTACACATTTCAACCATTGGAATTATTAAGAAAATAAAACCACACGCAGATATATCATATGGAGTATACCTGTGGGGTTTTCCAGTCCAACAAGCATACTCCCAATCTCTCCATCTTGGCATCATCGAGAACATAGCGCTATCGATTATCACAACGATCATCATAGCCTGGGCATCATGGGTTTATGTTGAGAGGCCAAGTATTGAACTTTCAAAAAAATTAATAGGAAGAATCTCCACTTCATCAGTTTTTAAGAGAACTCATGAATAATGATAACGCCAGGAGAACCAGGGTAACCATTTATAGCACTCGAAGACGGTTGTCGCGAATTACCGCCCCCCCCAGCACCATAACCGCTACCCGCGCTACCAGTTGAGCCAGAACTACCAGAACCAACACCACCGCCCCCAAATGGTGATGGTGCTCCATCACCACCTATAGCCCCCGTGGAGGTATTTAGATACAAGCCTAATCCACCTCGGTTACCTCTACATGAAATTAACGTACCACCAGCTGCCGTAGTCCCAGGAGCCCCACCCGCAGCGATAAATGCTGACGATGATGTGTTGTTGGAACTTGTTCCACCACTTCCTCCTGGAGCTGAAATAAGCCCTCCGAACTTTGTTTCTCCTCCATTACCCCCAGAGCTATCACCAATGCCACCAGCACCACCACCCCCAATAATTACGGGAACAGAATCCCCTAAGCCAGATACTTCGATGTAAGCCTTAGCATAACTGCCGGAGCCACCGCCACCGCTAACAGAAGCATTGGAGGGCGATGTTGCACCACAACCGCCACCACCCCCACCGCCGCCAATTACCTCTACAAGTATCTTTTTTGTTCTCGGTGAAGGAATATACTCACCATCAGCAATGAATTTAATTACATTGACAAGCGCGCCACTATTGACTTTAGCGATTGCTTCTAGGAGTTGATTTCTTTTTGTTTTATCTAGCGTTAACCCTGCGCCTTCAATTACCCCGCAAATTTCTTCCTGAATGGAGTCAAAATAATCGGCATTGAGTTCGGTGGCCAACTCCCCGGTTTGCGGATTGCCATTAGTGAAACCGTTTTTACCAACACCAAATTTATCTTTCTGTGCATTAGGGGTGTCAATACGATGCATAATTACTCCAGGTATCTGAAAATAACATAAGTATGAGAGGGGCATAACTTGTTAATAACGCATTCAGCGACTGTTTCGCCCCACGTTCTCAGGCTTGAGTTACAAGCACTAATACAAGTCATGCTATTAATGGTGGCTGATGTAGGCATATTAACTTGCCAGTAAAATCGCCAATCATCGTTGAATACGGCGTCAGTACACGTTGATGTGCAACGAAACGTAGCCTGTTGAAACTTATTAATTGTGGCGTCTGGATAACCTAGGGCTGCAAGCTGGGCCAGAAAGAAAGCCTCATTAATTCCGCCCGCAACGTTTATTTTTGCGTCCAGCCGCTGTTGCCGTTTCCGCAACGTTTGTACACCAGGCGGCGCACAACTATCAGGTAGTCCACATAGCGCCTCATAACGGTCTATCAGTTCGGTCGTGGTTCTCGGATCAATCTCCAGCATCAGTTCATCAGCGCGCTGGTGAACCGCTGCCAGAGAAGGGGCCAAACCTAGCATTATAGGGTCTTCGGGTGACCATGCCGGGCCGGGGGGAAGTAGCGAGATATTTAAGGCTTTATACTGCTCCGTTAATCCCATAGCACCTCTCCCACAACACCCAGCTCATTTTTACCGATGGGTATATCTGCTGATGGCTCTATAAGTTCGTGGCTATATTCACCGGCTGCAATACTTATCGCTTCACTGATACGTGACAATTCAAGTTTTGATTCCGGGTAACCATCACGCTGAACCATTGCTCGTAATTCCGCAAGCACAGCAAACCGCACTTCTTCGGTATCAGGGGTAAGCCTGATTTTGAAGTTGACCACCTTTTTAATTGGCACAAAGACATAAATGCTTGCACCAGCCACCGGGGCTAAGGGGATAATATGGTCGCGCGCAGCGTCCACAACTGACTGATCGGGTATAGGATCAACAAGGTCGTTATTAGCGATCATTACACCTACCGTACCGGTTCCCATCCAGTGGCGGTACGTCCAGGCTCTGTTAACGCCGGGAACCTCTTTCGCCCATATAACATAGTCCTGATCGGCCCCACCCTGGGGCGTCCAGTACCACCGCTCAATGATGCGGGAGCGCCACTCTTCAAGTGGTTCAATATCATTACCACCAGATATGCTGTCGGCCTTTCCCGATGATGGTAAGCCGCTGATTGGGACGAGCAGCTGCATCGTTATGCCATCATCAGTATTACCCTGCTTACCTGGCTCATCGCAACGCACGGGGACGCGTAGAACACCAGCCGACGGTTTAGCTGCAGCGGTTGTGGTAAACGTTACCTGATCCTCTCGCTGGATTATTGTGCCAGCCTCAACAGCAACATTCGCCTCTATCCCTTCCCATCTAACAAAACCATTTGCTGCTGTCGCGTCTTTCCGTGGGCAACGCTTCATAGGCGCGTGCCGTGATTCCAGCCAATCTTCATCAGCGAGATCGGGAAGCATATTGCGGGCCAGATAGTCGATGTAACCATAGAGGGTATGTACCGCAGCTGCCTGCACCCGGCCGTATACCTCCGCATCAAGCCGCCGGAGTACAACATCTTGCTGGAATTGGGTCAGCAAATCGCTACGAATATTTGTTATCAGCTGCGGCAACGTCGGCCTGCTGAAATTGCTGTCAGCCATTGAGCGCGCTCCAGAAATCATCAAAGGTTATATTGTGGCGGGTGCCGTCACGCTGCCAAATAATGATGCCAACGCTGAGCACGTCGATCCCCGTTCGCTGCGCGTCAACGTCTACACGGGCTGCAACGCCATCATCAATCAGCCATTGCAAAGCCTGGCTGACGTACTCCCGCGCCTTAATAGGCGTTTTGTTGGTTAGCGTGCTGCGGCGCAGGAGATACAGGCGGGAGCCAATACGGTCATTCTGCACCGTAGGCCAGGTATCACCCCACCAGCCCATCGGGTTTTCAGTGTTATCGTCGGGTTCCGCTCGCCGCCATGTAAACAGCGAGATTATTACCGCGCGCGTGAGAGCATCTACAGGCGCGCTGACCGCCTGGCGCTTGCCATTAACAACAAGGATCATTATCCCATCTCCTGATTCGGCTTATCGGTCTTACCGCCGTGAGGGTCATTGTGGTCATGGTCGTTGTACTGCTCGCGCATCGTGCTCATCGAGCTGGTCTTATCGCTGATTTCGCCGTTAGGCACCTCAAGCAATGGCGTATTGAAGGTGGCTTTTTCTTCCGCATTAACAACAAAATGCTTTGTGCTCACTTCAACGCGGTTTCCACGGCGCAGAACGATGCAGTCCCCTTCATCCGAGTAGAGCGCTACTTCACCACCCTCTAAGCCTTTGAGGCGGTATCGTCGATCGGAGACGGTGAGAATCACGCCATGAGATCGATCGCCGCCGACAAACATTGCGACGGCTTCCGCACCGGCATGAGCAGCTGAGGTGAAACCATAAGGCTCAAGATGTTCGACACTATTCTTTGTTTCATTAGCAACAACAGCGATATCGATCATTTGGCATTTCTGTGCTGTATCGATGCCACGCACTACCGCCCGCGCAAGCATATTCGACAGCCCACGGTAAAGGAGGTCTTTCATGTTCATTAGAAATCGTCCTCCACGGCTTTCTTGCGCTTCGGCCTTTTGCCTGGTTTATTCGGCTCGGGAAGATACGCGTCCTCTGGCCCTACACGAATCTCACAAGTTTTTCCGTTTTCACCCTCGTCATAAACCACCTCAGCAATCACCATTTCCCGATTGTTAAAGCCCAGGATGGGATCGAAAACGATGACGCGTAGGTTCGGCCTCCACAAACTGCCGTCCCCCTGCCGCCAACCCTGAACGGTATAGGTGGTTTCATCGGTGCGGGCGGCACGTTGGAGCGCTTCAAATTCGCACCGCGATTTACAGGTAGCACCGGTCGCATTACCGGTTTGCTGTATTGCATACGGGCGGTATCGCGTAATCTGATCGTCTTTTGTTGATGCCCGTATGGCGGAAATGGTGGCCTCGCCAAAATCATCATTCCCCCCGGCACGCTGGCCAGATACCTGATAATCAGAAAAGCGCTCCCGGATGCTCTGCTCTGTATCGCATGAAAGGATATTTTCGCCATATACCAGAGCCGTCACCGCTTTTGTTGCTCCAATAGAGCCAATCACCAACTGTCCTTTCGCATCGTCGTAGGCCAGTGCCTGTTGTTGTGCCAGCAGCTTGGCAAGCACTTCCCTAACGGTTTCACCGTGGTCAGCTTGTATCCCCTGTAGAGGCTCTGTGGGAGCGCCTTCATCAACAATTTCGATGTTAAAGGGTTCGGCCAGTTGCCTTGCTATTTGCGCCAAAGTTCGCCCGTTAAATTGAGTCGGGGCCGCGACACAATCAATCAGGTCACATGTTTTGCTTCGGCCAGTAATACCGAAGCTGACCGACCGGGCATCGTAGCGAACGGGCGTCGCTTCAATCCATCCGGTTATAACCAGGTCATCACCAATCAGAACTTCAACCAATTCGCCCTTTTTAACCCGTGGCTGCAATGGAACGCTGCCTGTTTCTCCTGGCCATTGTCGAGTGATTTGCACATTGAAATCTCGCGCCAAACGTTCAATGCCCGCCGATATTTTCGAGGCCGTCCATCCTCCCCACTCCCGGCCATTAACGCGCAGTGTTACGACATTATTCATCTGACTGGAACCCTCAGCGGTTTAACAGGAACAAAGCCGGGATGACTGATGACATTACGTTGCGTGATATCAGTTTCACGAGCGGCGTTGTCATACCACCGGGCAGCTAAAACAACGGCGGGCAATACTTCCATGGGCGTTCGCTGTACTGTTTTTTCCACCTGACCGAGTCGGGATGAGATATCACGATTTATATCGGTGCGTGCAGTTATCAACCGCAGAAACAATTGATCGTCCGTCGTTCGTAGCAACTCTTTTTCTATCGCGATATTCAGCGATTCACGCACAAACGTAAGTTCGTCATAACCGGCAATGGAAGGCGGGGTGGGTGCGTCCGTAACATTCCCCAGCGCTGGGTGGGAGACCGTTGGCTGATCAGCGCTGGCTGTGTTCCCCGGCGTTCGGGGTTGTGCCAACGTCGTCACGGCGTATGCGGCCTCACTGATAGCCGTCGTCCTAATGGCTGAAGCAACATAATTCCGCTGCCTGACTTCCTCTTGTGTCGTCACGCTGTCTGTTTTCCACACGCCACGCGGGGCCAGGTCAGTTCCCAACGTCACGCCCGAGAGCGTCGTAATCATTGTGACCAGGTCTGACGCATCACCGGACAACCGCTTACCCGAACGCCACATCCGTTGTAGCGAATTAACGAAATCCATGCCATTTGAAGGGGGCGACAACAATACCGACAAATCCCCCTGTAAAAGTCGAGCCGCAGCGCTGATCCCTTCATCGATCATGTCAAATGTTTTTGTCACGTAATCAAACATTTGAGTAGCACTTTCGATTACCCCGCCTTGAAGAAAATCCGGCAAACCGTCCATACCAAAGGCGGAAAAAGCCTCGCCAATGCTGTCATCCAGTGCGGAGCACGATGAAATGAGCGTTTGTCCAGTAGCCACGCCAGATGTAGGGAAGGACAGTTCCCCAGACTCCACAACGTTAAAGCTGACCTGACACATACGCCCGGCGCTATTGCTGTGGCTAACCCTCACTTCACCATCGATGCAGACAACCATCTCACCGTAAAACGGATGCACTAATGTACCGGGGCCAGGGGTTTCAACTGCCTTAATTAACCGATCGCGACGCTCAAAATAGTCGTCGCCGATCAGGTATGCCGACACATTGAAACGGCGGGTGGCTCGCCCTAAATCCTCTGTGTACGGTTTATCTCGTCCGGGGTATTCATGGGTCTGTACACGCCGCCCAAAAGTGCCTTCCTCTTCCTCAACATTAAACGGAACGCCCCGGAAAGAGGCCGGTTGCAATCTGTCGATCCAGCTCATAAAAACTCCAGGCATAAAAAAACCCACCGAGGTGGGTTAACGATTTGCGAATGGGCTATAGCCGACATCATATGAAACACCAGGCGACGATCCAGCAACTGGAGCAACCCGCATTCCCGGCGGTGAGTTCTCGAACCTAACAAGCAACTCCCCGCTGGGTTGTTGTAATCCTGTAGGCTTGAGCAACGGGACGGAAGGCTGGTAGCCGCCAGCCTGCCGTTTTTCGACTTGCTGCTTATTGTTATACCAGCCGCCTGCATTCCATCTGTTTTTAATAGAATCCCAAAAAGAGTCAGTATGATCAGCCTGTTTAGCCGCATCAGCTATTTCTTTCAGCTGCTCAAACATGTAAATAGCGACCGCGATCTGGATAGTCGCCACACCAAGAGACGCGATCTTACCGAGCACTCCTGAAAGCTGCGTGGCTAAGTTGAGTGCAACTTGCAACGATCCTATCGTTTTGATCGTAAAAGCACCGGTCATATAAAGGCCAATGCCACCAAGCACTGTTTCCCACCCGCCGACGGCTTGGGCAACCTTATCGACCTGCTGCCAAACATCCTTTATCACCGGCCCAACCTGATCCCAGTTATCAATAATCAGTAATGCCCCTGCTGCTAAAGCTGCAACAGCAAGTTTTGCTGGCGAAAGGTTCATTACGCTGTTCAACATTTTGAAGACGCGGGATAGCCCACCAACAGCGACACCCAAACCAACCAACGCGCCAGCAAATTTCACGACCGACTTGATCAGCTCTGGATTTTCCTTCACCCAATTGCGGAGCTGCTCTATAAACGGCATGAGTTTATCCATACCTTTATTGAGCGCCGGTAAGAATATTTCCCCCAGCGTTACGCTCACCGCCGCCATTTGGTTTTTAAACAATTGAATAGCGTTCGCCGTTGTCGCGGCCCGAGAAGCGTATTCCTTCTCCATCGAGCCACCATACTCTTGTTGATCAGCTACCTTGGCAAAGTTTTTTCGAAGTAGATCGAGGTTAGTTAGCAGAGGGGCAATCGCCCCCAGGGATTCCTTACCAAACAGCGCCGTCATTACGGCAGCTTGTTTCGCCTTTGGGACTTTAGCCAGGGAGTCCAGTACATTCAGCATGGCTCCCTTGGCATCTTTCTGCATATCGGCAGCCAGGGTTTTAGGGTTGATCCTCAACGCCCTGAGAGCTTTCTTTTGTGATGCCGTTGCTGCGCCACCAGCCGTCAAGGAGAGCATAAAGTTTTTGATCCCCGTAGAGGCAATCTCCGACTCCACCCCCATACCGGCGATAGTGGCCCCCATCGCAGCAATTTCACCGGAAGCTACACCAGCCACTTCACCCAATGGGCCTATACGGGTAACCACCTCTGAAATCTTCGCCGCGCTGGCAGGCCCCGTATTGCCCAAATAGTTAATTTTATCTGCCAATCCCACTACGTCGGTCTGGGTCATTTTGAACGCGGTGCGCCAGGTTGCCATCATCTGACCAGACTCCTCAGCAGTCTGATCGAACGCAACCCCCATTTTCACCGCAGACTCAGCAAAAGAAAGCAGCTCTTCTTTAGCAATGCCAGCCTGGCCACCAGCAGCGACAATTTGCCCGATCCCTTCTGCTGCCATTGGCAAACGAGTTGACAGATTTAGAACATCCTCTCCCATTTGCTTGAACTGCTCAGGAGTATCAAAATCAACGACCTTGCGGACATCAGCCATGACAGACTCAAATTGAATCGCCTGGTTGATAGGGACAGCCATTGCAGTAAGAACCCCGGCACCTAATGCAGCAACACCAGCTATGGTTGATGAAAATTCTTTGCCAAAACCTTTGAGGTTGCGCTGCATCCCTTTCAACGGGCCGGAAAGCTGATCGACAGCGGTGATAATCGCCTTTAACTGAAAACTATCCGCCACGTTTCATCTCCTCTGAAATCCTGACCGCCTCTTCCTCCAGCTCAAAAAACCGGCTCACTGAGAGCCGGCGAAGTTCAAGAGGATTTAGTCTCCAGAAGTAGGCTGTGTTGTAGAGCCTTTTTCGGAGTTCTGCTGGGTTTTCGAAGCCGTAAAAAAACCCAGAATTGACATCGAGATCAGGAAAATATCTGACAAGGCAAGCTGACGGGCAGAGGAGATTGGGATGCCTGCAAGTTCAGGGATATATGCCATCGCCGCAGCAGAATCCAATTTAACCTCACCGCTGACGGTTAAAGAGAAAGGCATACCGAATTTTGCCACCTGGTCGTAGGTCGGTTCCTGCAATTCCAGCACGTACAGCTTTTCGTTGTGCGCCATGATCGGCTTGCTTAGTGGGATTTGTTTCATTGGTAGAATCCTTCTTCACCGTGAAACTCCAGATCGACGGTGCCTTCTTCCGGGTTGTGGTTTGCTTCGCCATGAAGCCAGGCACTTGCCAGCACATAAACCATGCCGTTCGCCAGCTCCGATGTGATCGTCATGGCTGTTGCCTCAACGATTTTGCTGATAGGGAAACCCTTCGGCACTTTGGCAGTCACTTTCGTGTACGGCGCGCGGTGCGTTTCTTTGAAATCGACGGAGCCATCCAGGCCCACCACGTCATCGCGTACCTTGGTGTTCATGGGTACTTCGATGCCGCCGGTAATAGACAACTGTTGGCCGTCAATTTTGAAATACGTGGTACCTGCGATCTTGCCCATTACGCGGCCTCCTCGTTGTACTGCAGGCGGAACTGGTTAAGCAGCGCGAATACCCGCAATTGGTTGACATAATCAGGCGGGAACAGAACGTCCAGGCGGTTCGGATCGTTAGCGTTACGCTCAACGATTAAATATTTCTCGAACAGCTCTGCATTCTCGACAATGCCTTCCCGCACCATCTGGCGATAAGTCGCGCACAACTCACCGCGAATAACCGCAGGTGTAACGATGGCCTGCCCTGGCCCGAATCGGGTGCCGTCGTTGGCCAACTTGTGACGCCCGTACTTCGACGTAATAACCGACTTCAAGCGGCGCAGAACATAGGCGCTGGTATGCAGTGTTTCGCTGTCCAGGTAGCTGTTGTCCTTCACCCCGTAAGCGTTCTTCTGGTAGGTCGTGATTGCGCGCTGGACGCGTAACACGCCGCCTTCGGTGTAAGCCGTGGCAATCCCATGACTCAACAGTGATTGCTGTTCTGGCAGGATAAAGCGCTTACCGCTTTTCGGTGGCAATGCACCGTTCAACTCTCCGGTTTGCGTTGGCCGGGCTGGATCAATGCGGATAAACACCGCATTTCGCGCAGTATGGAGCGCGGTCAGTTCGTCCGCCGCCGTTTGGCTTGTGATTTCGTGGCCGGTCACGGTAGTGTGTTGGTTGTTCATCGTGCCGCCAAACGTAACCAGCGAACTGAGATCACCAAATTTAACCGAATACACATGGCCATATAGCTGGCGCGCGTAGCTCCAGCGGCCGGAGCTATCGTTCATCTCCATAGCCATTGCAGCCAGCGATACCGAATCGTTGAATGGCAGGCCAATAAAATCAGCCAGCTCATCGCCCATAGCCGCAATTGAACCAGACAAATCCGGCGAGCCCGTGCCACCTGCCAGTGCTACCAGCACAGCGGTAATCCCTGCCGGTAATGTTTCGCCACCAGCGGCTTCACGATAATTCAGCGCCAGAGGGATATCATTGCCACACAGCCCCTTGTGGCGGGCAGTGATAGTAATCACCCCTGCCGTAGCCGCAGCCGTAACCGGCAGCGCCGTATTGGCGTTGATTGCCGCAGTGATCGACGCTGCCACCGCTGCCGCGTCATCACCGTTTGTCACAGCGGCCTGCACCTGCACACTACCGATATATAAAGAAACTGTGCCGGATGCCGTTGCAGCCCCCGAGATCGTTAATGTGCCTTTTGCAGCCGCGCCTGCTGGCTCAGGTACTGCAATCACCCATAGCTCACCAAAAGGATCGACTTTACGATACGCCGCAACCATTCTTGCCAGCTGACTACCACGTCCGGCCAGTGAACCGGCAAGGTCGCCAGATGACATTGGCGTTAAGGTGTTGGGTTTGATGCTGGAACCGGTAAGCGCATGACCGAACAACAGCGCCGGGCCGTTGGTTTGTGCCGTATTTGCCGCGCTATTGTCCATCTCCGCATAAAACAACGGGACGCGAACATCCGATGGGATAGTGTTAAAGCTGACCATTATCACCGCCTTCATCTTCTTTTGGGTTTGCTTTGGCTACCTCTTTGCTTTGGGTAACCGGCTCAATATCACCGACCGCCAAACGGCGTAACCAGTACTGGCTTGCTTCCACATTTCGACCGGATACGGGCAATAGGTCGCCTCGGGCAGGGTCTGGAACAGACCGCCCTTTTGCGGGTTTCACATGCATAATTTTTACTCTTGAAGGTTAATTTCTATGTGATGCTCAATATGACCATCTGGGCCGTTGCCTGGATCGATATAATCCACGTCCAATGAGACGGTCTTAAAATCGTCCATGTTCTGGTAGGCTTCGGTGATTGCCGTATCTTCTTCAGTAATTTCGTAAGGGATGGTGAAGTCATAACGGTAATAAAGCCGCGCCCTGTCCATTTCAATCAGCTCGCCACCCGCGTATTGAATAATGTTTTTATCGCTTTCAGGACTCCACCCAAGCAAAGCACGCCACAACATCGCCCGGATATCATGCACAGCGTCATACCCTGCCGCCTGACCACGTTCATCACGGAGATTGCTGAGAACAACCACGACAGAGAATCCTTCTGTGAGGTCTTGCCAATAATCCGTCTGCGACTTCTGATCGCCGGTAGTATCTTCATTAGGGATGACGTAGGCCGCAGGCATCGCCAACTTGCCCACATCAGGCAGGTTTTTAAACTCTGCCGCGCCAGCAACACGCCCTTCAAACAGGGCTACCCGCCGACGAAGGGCACCGATCACTTTGGTCAGCTTCATTTCTTTCTCCGCTGTGGCCGTAATGATTTTCTCAACTCACGGCTGAGGTAGTACCTCGTCCACGCTCTGCGGTTCTCCAATGCCTGCACCATGAAGTTTTGGCGCGGAGCAATTTTCCAACCACTGCCGCCTGACGCCCCCCTGTGATGCCTTTTCTTACGCTTGGCACCACGGCGCACACCGTAGAACAGGAACGCAGGATAAAACGCCCCGTTAATCGGGCGGTTCCCTTGTCCGTTTTTTTGGTTAGGGGCAATTTTCACCATGAACCCTGGGCGGCGTTTTGATGCCCTCGGAACCGTATAGCCGATTGAGCGGGACAACTTACCACTACGAAAGCCAGGCGCTTCACCAGGGGATGACCGCTGCCGTTTTGCAACCAACCGGCGCGCGTCGCGCATGTGAACCTGGCCAATTTTTACAAAGGCGCGGCGAAGCCTGGCGCGGTTAAATACCAGTTCTTCCGGCTGCTCAAAATCAACGTGAAAGGCCGACTTATTGCCAGTGGTTGATTTCGCCATGCGTAACCTCCCCCAGCTCTTCGCACTCCAACATCAGGAAGCGCCGCGCCGAGTTCATATCCGTAATACGCCTTATGCGGTAAACCGTTTCGTTATGCGTGATTTCCGCATCTGAGGAAACGCCAGCAGGACGATATCGAATAATGATCCGATGCGTGACAATCTCACCGGCCTGCGCACCTTCATGGTAGGTCGCAGCGCTAACTTGGTTTATTTTCGCCCAAGTCTTGAACAGGTGGTCATACTCAGGCTCAACACCGTAATCGCTAACCGGTGCATCCTTCCGAGTGCGAAACTCTACCCGCTCTCTTAGCTCCCCCGCCTGCGGCATCCTGTATGTGCCACTGCTTTCTATAAATCGACGTTTCATAGTGGGATAAACCGATAAGGATCAACCAGCCAGTGATAACTGAGCGGTACTTCTGTCTGCTCAAAATCCGTCACCGCCGAGCGATTCTCATAAAAATGAGAGCAAAGCATTAACATTCCCATCTTGATATCGGCGGGCAGCACCAGCCCATCAGGATCAGACTCAGGCACCGACTCAGCATAGAGGGTTCTGTTAATCCGGGTTTCTGTTCGTTTTTGTACTGCTGCGCCGAGAAGCTTCAGAAATTCGTCTTCATCATCCATGTCACTGTCAATGCGACATTGCTGCTTAATTTCTTCCAGTTTCAGAAGCATTAAACCTCCCCATGCCCGCAACCCTGCGCCGGATTGCGGGCATAAAAAAACCGCCGAAGCGGTAAACGTTTTTCCGGGTTTTGATTAACCGCCAGCGGCTGGCTTGCCGACCAGCGCCTTGATCGCCGCCGTATCTTCCAGAACACAGTCAAAGCGGTGGAACGCCAGGAAACCGGTCTGGTCAAATTCGGCATAACGTTCGGTCAGACGCTTCAGCACCATATAAGTAACCCGGCGCAGGATGAAACGATCGAAGTCGCCACAGAAGATGAATTTTTTGCCAGCACCAACATCTGCGATAGCCTGATCGATAACGTAAGGCACCTGCAGGACAGTTGCGGGAGCGCCACCGATGATGGACGGCAACCACAACGGACGCCCCTGGCCATCTTCCATCTCTTCCACCAGCTTTAACGTTGCATCGTTGAACGCCCAGCGGAATTTAGGGCCATTACGGTACGCCGGGTCGATGCTATGTTTCAGCGTGTTCATCTCTTTCCAGGTGAACTTGTCAGCAGCAGCGGCGTTGACCGTGCCAGAAACTGACGCCTCCAACCCTTTCGGCTGTAATGGGGAACCTACGCCAGTGCCTTTGACCAGATAACGCGCTTCGCCGCGGCCGATGCGCTGGGCGATACGGCTGGCCAGATAGGCTTCCATATCAATGCCGCTGTCCTGCAACAGTTCGTTTGATACGCGGATGATCTTGGACGACAGCTTTTTAGCTCCCAAAGTAGCACCGCCAAATTCGGTGTCTTCTTCGGAAGCCTCTTTGTTTTCGCCCAACAGCTCACCTTCTTCCGTGGTGCCATCCGCTGTAGCCCAAGCGATATCCTGGCCGGTAGAAGTGTTAAGGATTTGAGCCACACTGGCGATACCGCCGTAGGCTTTCATAGACTCAACAACCTTGTTGAGGAATTGTGTCGGCACGGTAAAGCCGCCTTTATCGTCCGGCGATGTACCCTGCGCGCGCAGCTCTTCAGCACCTGGCGTTCTTCGGCACTCAGCTCACCTTGCCCGTGGCGCATCCAGCGATCGAATACTTGTGCCCGTTTGTCCGGGTCTTGGCCATTCGGGTTTTCTTTCTGCTTCTTGCGCTGCTCTTCTTCCTGCTGATCGATAAAAGACTGATCCAGTGAGCGCAGGGATTCTTCCCGCTCGATCCGTTCGTCAATGGATTGCAGCTCACCCTGAGCATTCTTCCATTCGGTGCGCTGTTCTTCAGTCCAGACGTTTTCGCCAATTTTGTCATGCAGTGCACGCATGTCGGTGGCGATGGTGTTACGTTTTTGCTTCAGTTCGTGCAATTTAGTTGCAGACATAGTTTTTCCTTACGCGTTGAGCAGAGTCAGCAGGCGCTCGCGCGCCATTCGTTGATTTACGGCGTTGGTGACAGCGCCGCTTTCGCGCGCCTCCTGCCATGCTTTCATAGAACGGACGGCAGAATCTGCCGCCTGATAGGCCGGGTACGTCACAGGGCTGACGTCATACAACCGGGAGAATTTGTGGATTTCGCGGATAACCACGCCTTCCTCATCCTCGTACCAGTGATCGCCATCACGGGCGACTTTGAACGCGAAGGAAGATTGATTAATGTCACCGCGTTTCATCGGCGCCAACACCAAATCACGAATGGTCTGTGTGTCCGGTGCGTCGATGTCGTAGTGCAATCCACGAGCATCCACGGAAACTTTTAGCGTTCCCGATGTACTGCGGCCTAAAATGAAATTGGGGTCATGGTTAAACAACCCGCGAACATCATCATTCAGCACGTCGTCAAATGAGCCGGGCTTAATGATTTCGCGAAAGCCCCAGAGTGGTTCGGAGCGAATGTTGAACACGGAGCCATAACCGATAATCCGCGTCGGCTGGTCTTCCTGCTGTTCAGCGCGCACCTCGCCGGTGTAACAGCGCATTTCTCTGTCACTCATCGGTCTTGTCCTCTTTGGTGTCATCGTTGAGTTTGAATTTCGTAGGATTTGCCGCGTTAACACTGACCAGCATTTCATCCAGCCCATCAACCGGGTTCATATCCTCGAAAGCTCGAGCCTCATTTCGGCTCATCCAGCCGTCGGTGATCGCATAGTGGTAGAACTGTGCGCGCTCCTGCGGTGTACCTCGCATCAACCCGGCCAGGTTAAACCGCACATAAAATCCTGCCGTCCGCTCCGCACGGGTAAACAGGCGTCGGTTCAGCTCCTGCTCCCAGTTAGCCACCCACGGCATGATCGTGTAACGGACAAACTGAATGGCTTGAGAGGTGATATTGCTGAAGGTGGCTTTTTCGAGGTCGTTAATCATGTGCGCTGGCACGTTGAATATTCCGGCTATCATCGATCGGTTCAGCTTCATCATGTCGATAAGCTGGGCATCGACCGGCGACACGGTGAGCGCCTGATAATCCAAATCAGCAGGGAGTAGAAGCGTTTTGTTTTCCTGGCTTCGCAGCGCCACCGCTGCTTTTTGCCAAAGTTTCTTTAAACGTTCCCAGCCTTCCGCCTTCAATTCCCCCTTAACAGATACGATCCCCGCCGGTCTGGCGTTGCCACTGAAGAATGAACTGGTGTACTTCTGACCACTCATCCCCATACCAATCGTTTCGGCATGCTGCATGATTGGGCTAAGGCCCATCTTCTGGTTATTACCCAATGCGCGAATGTGGATCATGTCGTCGGGGCTGACGGCAAAACTCCCCTCCTCGTTGTAAAGGCCGTAGGTGTAGCGCCCTCCAGTTTTTAACAACGTGGTTTCCCACGGCATACAGGCTTCCAGCTCAGTTACCTCACCACGCCGGGAACGATGCACACGGGTATAACCGTTACCCCAGCCTAAAACGTGGCGTTGCTTCAACTCGCGCCATTTGTAACTGGTCTGCCAGTCGTTTGGCTCGTCGTGAACCAAATAGAAAACAGGATGGTCGCGAGCGGGTGTAACGGTATTTCCATCCTTTCGCATAACGTGAAGCGGCATCTGCGCAACGTTTGAGGCCAGCACATAAATGCAGGAATAAACCGCCGCCAACTTCATTGCCGTTTCAGGGCTGACATATACATCAGAGTTGAAAATACCGTCAGTTTCGGCCATTTCTGCGGTGATCGGATTTGCCGGATTCTCCAGCGGTTCATTACGGAATAGCGCGTCAAGTATCACGTTTTCCCCCTCCTGGCGGCGATAAGCGCAAATACCAACAAAGCAGCTCCGGCAGACTGTAAAGCGGTTGCCGTGCCGAATTGCAGGTAAATTCCGCCCACCAGCAGGCCGAGGCCAGTCAGCCCGATAGCATCGATAATCAGTGTTTTCATAGGAATACCAGGTCTTCGTCCGGGTCGAGAGTCGAGAGGAAATCACGCGGCTCATTCAGCAATGCACGCCCTAATCCCATCATCAGAGAAACAGCACCATCTATTTTGTTGCCATCCCCTTCTTTAATAGGGCGTACAATGTCATCACTGCCAGGCGGGTTTTTACCCACGACGTTTGATATGCACCACGTCATCAGCGGATTTCCATCATGATGGAATCGCCCGGAAGCTAATGCAGCCTCAATTTCACGCATAGGGTCACTCATGTTCGTGAAGTTTTGCGTAATTGTAATTGGCTCCAAACCTTCATCAGCCAACATGTGAGAAAGGCTGGTTGCACCATAGGGGTCAATCGGACATGTCGCTATTTTCACGGTTTCCCGTAACTTCAAAATAGTCTCAAAAATGACGCGATAATCTACCTCAGCACCGTCTGTAGGGATCAACACGTTCTGATTTACAAACGATTGGTAACGCTCCGCCACATTCTTTAACGCTGGGTCAGTTGAGTAAACCGTATCTTCTGGAACCCAGAACATAGGGCTGACACAATAATAATGGCTCACCCCATTAATATCGCGGCGAAAAACAGGAACTACGGCGTTAAGGTCAAGTTTGGATGCAAGGTCAATCCCCAAATAGCATTCATCATCAGAGAAGTCAGATAGCTTGAGACTTTTATCTGCCGCACCCATCCATTTTTGCAGATTGTAATAAGCAGCTTTAGAACTCACCCACTTATTAAAGTGCTTTGTAAGTATTTTGTTTGTCTGACTTGGCGTAGACATAGCAAGTAATTGCTTGCCTTTTAAATACCCTTCCTTCAGCGAAACACCATAATTAGGATTGGCTTTTATCAAAGCCTCTGGCTTTGTCCAGTCATCATCATCGTCAATCGTATAAATAATACCGAAGATGGATTCATTCTCTCCTCCCTCTCTTATACGTTTGAGGATTTCAACAACCTGTGCCCTTTTTTCATAACATGGAGACGATATATCAAAACCAGCAGTCGTAATGATTAATGTCATGGGCTGTTCGCGTGCGCCCATGCCGGTTGTCATTGTCGTATACAGCGCATCAGTATCATGCTCATGATATTCATCAATGATCGCACATGATGGTGAGTCACCGTCGCCGGGGTCGCCAATAACAGGGACGAAAATTGAACCGTCCGGGCGCGTCATCTTTTTTGCCCAGGGCTTGATACTGAATTTATTCCGCATCGCCGGTAGTTTTTTTACCATTGCCAGCGCGGGAGCAAAAACTTTCCATGCCTGCTTTTCTGTTGTCGCGCCGCAGTAAACTTCCGCCGCGTACTCACCATCAGCACAGAACATGTAATTACCGACCGCTGCGGCAATTGCGGACTTACCGTTCTTTCGAGGAACCTCGATATAGATTTCAGTGAATCGACGAAAGCCGTTGTCTTTGCGTACCCAGCCAAATGGCACACCTAACGCGAACTTTTGCCACGGTTCAAACTCAATACGCAGTTTCCGACGCGCCCACTCACCACTGGTGTGAGGCATTTTTTGCGAGAACCGGAGAAATCGTTCGGCCTTGTTTTTGTCGAAGCGGTAAGGCCACCGCTGATCTTTAGCGCGTTCCAGGTCATCAAGGTGTCGCTGGCAAGCGAGGATGGTTAACTGACAAGCCAGAATCTTCCCGCCAACAACGTCCCGCGCATATTGGTTCGCTGCATTGACGTTCGGATATGTAGCCATCAATCAAACTCATCAAATTCGTTCCCTTCATCGTCCGGGTCGTTTTTGCCGCTCGTCATTCGAATACGGCTTAGCGGGTCTAACCCAAGGAGTGAACCCAGACGGGCGATTTGCGAAACAGAGTCATTTCTCACGTTAACAGCGGGGTGCTTTTTCTCACCGCCCATTTCGCTCGATACTGTCAGGCCGTCTTTCGCAATAACGTTTTCAGCCTCAACCATCAAATGAAACGCATTGCAGTACGCTAAAAGGATCGGCGCGTCCTCCAGCTCAAAGACTCCGCGCTCAATTAAAATCTTGCTCTGCGTTTTCCAGAGACGAATCGCGATATCCCCCATCAGCTCTGACGGTGGCGCAATCCTTGTTAATTTGCTCTTCCTGCCGACGGGTAAATTGGGTTTACGTCCGGCACCGGAAGAACGCACAACTGCTGACATAAAACCCCCTGATTAATAGGTCAAACCTTCCGGAAAAAAAATCCTTATTTTGGGCGCGTAAAAATTTGACGGGGCGGGCAGTACGGAAGATGAAAGGTTGTAGAGATTTTACCTCCCCCTACCGCCCTGAGAGGCGCTCACGCGCCGTCTTTGCCTCATGACATGGGGTGCATAAGCTTTGAAGGTTGTCGTCGCTATCGCGGCCACCGTGCGCTGTAGGCACTATGTGGTCAACGCATGTTGCTTCTGTTATGACGCCTCTTCTCAAACATTCTTGGCACAAGCCTTTATCACGCTTCAGAATGCGCAGCCGGAGATGCTCCCACTTGCTTCCATATCCGCGCTGATGCCTGCTCTGTCCGGGTTTGTAGTTGCGCCATCCTTCGCCTTGATGCTCGCTGCAATATCCGCTGCGATCTGTCGTGGTGTTTCGGCATCCACGTTTGCGGCATGCTTTCGGTGTTCTCGGTGGCATGCTTTCCCCTTTCACAAAGATACATTATCGATGGCCCTCGCAAAGGCCACCTGTAATGCCTATGGTGTTAGCAATCCGCGTCCGGTCGGGCAACCGCGCGGCAGGCCCACATGCAGGCTTCCTGCATCTTGGTGCGGGCGATAGCCAGACAACGTGCAGCCTCATGCGCTTCGGCTGAATGATTTCCCGTTTCACATAACTCAGCTGCAACCTCATCGCGCTCAGTTTCGATCAGACTGCAAAAATGACGGCTGGCACCTTTGAGGCGGTTCATGCGCTCAATATCACCTGGCGTTAAAGTGCGATATCCCTTCACGGTGCTGCCATCTTGCGGTTTAGCTTCGCTCATTTAGAATTTCCTGCTAGTTAGTTGGATATAACCCCGACGATGTAGCAAACCGCCTTATGGGTATTCAGATCGTTTATTCTGTCAAAGGCACTCGATGAATGCCTTTTGCAGAATTTTATAAATTAGGACAACTGCAAAACGCCGTGCTCTTCCGACTCCGAGTAGGCGATCAGGCCGCTGTACTCCGGCACATGCTCACCATTATCAGCTTCGAATGCTTCAATGGCTCCATGCGTAATGGTGTAAGACGGCTGACCGTCTTCAGCAGCGAACCGCGCCAGTTCTTTAATCTGCTCTTGAGTCAGCACAATCTTGCTGACCTCCATTTCTTCCATACGGCGGCGCTTCTCTTCGAAATAGCGCTTACGGCGCTCGTAAAACTGCTTGCTCATTGCTCTCTCCCGGCGCTCTGCGCCCACTTGATTAACGCCTCCATGCGTGAGGCGCATACCTTCATTTCGCCTTGTTTGGCGTGCAGTGCTGTCACTGCATCACCGAACGTTGTGCCAGTGAACGGCGCGTCATCGCACTGTTGCAGCAGCACCGCTGGCGGCAGGACGTAAATCATCTGCGTGCTCTGCGGCTTTGGGCTGTCCGCGCAGGATGTCGAGAGCAGCACCAGGCAGAGGCTTGTTGCTACAGCCGCTCGCGTCCAGAGCCTCGCGCAACGCTTTGTTTTCTGCATCAGCCTTTCCTCTCAGTTTCCGCTCTTTTTCCAACTGGGCGGTGCTCGCTTGCCTGTCAGCGTCGGAAGCCTGTTTCATCGCCACCAGCGCCGCGTCTTTGGTGTCCAGCTTTTCTACCAGCGCGCCGTTGTCCCTTTTGGATTTATCCAGGTCATCGCGTAGAGAAAGCGTGTAGAGCACCAGCACTGCGGCCAGCAGCGCCACCAGCAGAGGCCACGCTTTGATGATTACATCCCACCACCAGCGCCAGCTCATAACAGCACCTTGCACGCGCGCTCGAATCGTTCGCGCCTGTCCTGCAGGCCGTTAGTCCCACCGTTAATACGCCGCGTGGTCAACTCAACATCACCAGCGTTGCGACCACAGTCGTTAGCTTTCCAGTACCATCCAGCCGAACGCATGCCGTTCAGGTCTTCTTCCAGCAGTTCTGGATGACCAACCAGGTCAAGTTTCAGCGCCGGGCCGCACGCCATGTAGTTTTTCAGGCCGGTCGTTTGCATTGGCCCGCGTCCGCGATATTTCCAACCATCACCGCTGGCGCTGTTACCCATTCGTCCGCCGTAGACCAGATTGGCAATAGCTTCCTGCTTGGCTGGCTGCTGGGCTGTACGCCCCAACATCCGGCACTGATAGTCAGTCAACCGCTTGGCTTTCGATTTGGGGCCGAATGTCGCGATCAAGCCATCAACGCTGTAGTTGAATGATTCGACCTTGGCCGTGAAGCCGTTCGACTCATGGCCGATTTGCGCGATAAACATCGCCTGCTCTAACGGCTTGTTGATGCCGAATTCTGCAAACGTTACGAGCAGATGCGGATACCAGCGCGCAGCTAACCCGGCGCTGATACCTGCCGCCCGTTGAAAGTCGTTTTGTGTCATAGGTCTATCTCAAGAAAGGTTTAGCCAGGTGCATGACATTCCCGCGTGCCGCCAGCACCGTGACGCAAAACGCGATATTGATGAATGTCTCCGACCAATCGGCACAAACGTAATCACCGGTCAGGATGCGGATTGGTACGGACGCCGCCGCGATAATGAGGAAATATGCCGCCCATGCGGCTAATGGCCGATGAGTGCCACCAGCCCTGCGAAATGTCATCAGACGCAACGCGATAGCCGTGCAGGCCACCGCATTCACAATCAAGATAATTTCACTGGCCATCACCACTACCTCCCCGCAGCCGCTTAAACCACTGCCCCGGATTTTCCGACTGCTTGCTGATGTACATGAAGATGCGAACCGCCACAGCAGCAGCAACTACAGCACCCAGCGGCCTTTCAGCGTGAATAGCATCCGGGGTCAGGTAGTTGATGGCGTCAGTGACGAACCCAGCCGCCAGCGTGCCAATCATGAACGATGCCAGGAACGACGCCAGACGATGCCAGATTGAAAGATCAGCTGCCGACAGGACATAAATCACAGCACCAGAGAAAGCACCGATGATTACGCCCGTATCTGCTCCCGCCACCAGCCCAGCAATAGTGATACCGCCAATCATGTAAGTCCCTGCGGCGGTACTGGTTACCGGTTCGGACATGAGTTATCTCCTGTGTTAGCTCAGCCGATGCCGGGCGTTAGAAACAAAAAAGGCCGCCATTGGCGACCTTGTGAAATTTATTAGACTTATCGTTTGACAATAACGATACTTCGCTTTCCAGCGTCTGGAGCGTACTTATTGTACTCTTCGATTAAAGCCATAAGCTCAACATCAGCCTTTTCAAGCTCATCAATAGCATCGCGTAATTTGTCAATGTCGGCGTGCTGTATTCTTCCAATGTTGTAATTCTCTGAATCATCGAAACCATACTTCAGTTTTCGAAATGCAGCGCTGCGAACTCGGCTTGACTCTGCAATTTTATCCTTCAAAAATTCGCAACGACCGAGTGCTTCAAAATTAACTTCAGACATAGAGTATCCCTTCAGTACATATTGAACGTTCATCATACAACAACCCTATGCTTGTGTGTGAGCCAACACTGAAGTCGCAATAATCGTTACAACCCACTAGCGGACGAAATTTGAACCACCAGCATGAAATTCGTTTGCTGGTGTGGATTCGCTTTTATTATCCATAAAAAAACCCGCTCGAGGCGGGTCATTTTGTTGCATCGCTTGATGGTACAGCTTCGCGAAAGCATACCTGTATTATGCAGTTTCTTTGGCTATTTTCAAGCTGTTTTTGCATTTTTCTTCATTTTCGATGCAGATAGCCGCACGAACGGCGACGAACACCGCAGAATTGAATATTCCAATGCACCAGCGTACCCGGTCATCGACCTGATCGCGTGTCAGCCAGGGGGCGTAATGATTTTGCATATAGCGCCCCAGCACCGATACCGTATTGTTCCGGCCCGTGTAGAACAGCTTGCCGATGATGTAGACCGGGTTATCGTGCTTCATCGACGCCAGCACCGCTTTTTCCATGAAGTCGCATTCCTCGCCAGCGTCAGCAGCCACCAGCATCGACTCAAGCGAGCGGTGCGGCCATAGAATTGTGGTTGCCTTCTTCAACTGCTCCTCCCCGCGATACCCAAGTTTGCGCAGGTCGCCCAACACCTTCACAATTCGCGCCGCGCTTTCGTCGTCCCACTGCTCAGGCACGATTTGCCCCCATACACCGCTGCCGCCACTGCACTTCAACTTCCCGTCGGTGTTGCCGCCGTACATATCGCCCCAGGCGTTCAGCAGCGAAGTGATCCACAATGTTTGCAGCCGGGTCAGGCGCTGGTACTTGCCCAGGTATTTCTTGCGAGGAACACCGGCAACAGTCGCCCAGGCGTTGTGTTTGATTTCTCGTTTCTGTTTTGGGGTCATCATGCTGCCTTCTCCTGCTTCAATGCTTTGCGTTTGGCTTTATACGTGTCGCGGATGCGCTCATAGTCACTGCGGCCCAGCTTGCCGACTTTCGGCGGTGGCCCCATTAACCGGTCAAACCGTGCCTGGCCTATCTTGGCTATCAGGTTAGGGCGGTACTCGCTCAGGTTCGCGGATTTGAAGTTGTTACAGACCGAGCACTGCTTGTGGCAGTTATCTTCATCAAAGCGCAGCTCCGGATGGCTCCCGACGGTTCGGTAATGCCCGGCGTGATATTGGCCGGTGTGATAGCGTCCACAGCTGATGCATGGTTCGTCGGCATCGCGCTCGCGGATGTAGGCGTTAAATTCGGTCTGCGCCTGGTTGATGAAGTAGCGCAGCGGCTTAACGGCCAGCTTGCGAATTTTCAGCTTGTCCTTACGTTCCCTTTCCTCAAGGCGCTTACGTGCGTCACGCTGGTATGCGATAGCGCAGAGCGGGCCACAGACCTTTTGCAGGTACTTCACCGGCGTGAACGTTTCACCGCATTGGGCGCACTTTTTCGCCTTGTACTGCTTCGGCTTAGTTGGTTTTTTCATTGTTTTCCTCGCGTGGGAATACCCACTCGTAGACCTCTGAGCCGTTAAGCAGCAGATCGTTAAAGTCGCCGGATTGCGGCCAGCGGATAGATACTTGTTTAAGATCGTTCTTTGCCAGTAAGTTGGCGCGGGCGCACTCAAACGCCGCTGCGTGACCGGATGCGTTCTTGTCAGCGTCGGCAAAGATAATTAGATGTTGCACTCCACGCGGTACTCGGAACTTCTTCATGAATGTGGTGTTCAGCGTCGCCCAGGTGTTGCACTGCGTGATTTGATGGCAGGACAGCGCGGTTTCGATGCCCTCGGCGATGCCAAGCGTTGATGACGGCGGGAACATGCGGATAGCGACCGAGCTGGCGTGCTCCAGATAGCTGTCCTCCTGTAGCTTCATCATTTTTTTCGGCGCGCCAGCTATGGTGGCTTTCTTATCGCCGTCAAGGAGGGTGCGGTGCAGGTAGCACAGTTCGCCTTTGTCGTCCGTTGCCAGCGCATAGATGGATTGGTATTCGCCACCCGCTGCGCGCTGCCGGTCGCAGTAGCGCACGTTGTCTTGTGGCAGACTGGTGATGCCGCGCAGCTTCAGGTAACGGTCTGCGCCGGTGCCTTTCAGGCTGGTCAGCGATGCAAACTTGCAGCTCACGCGCTGGCGTTGCGAGGCTATGCCAGATGAAGGGCCACCAGCTTGATAACCCTCTTCCGGCGAGTAGACGCGGCCAATCAGCTTATCGACCTCTGCCGCCAGCGTTTTAAAGTCCTTGCCGGTTGCCCCGGTCAGCAGCGCCCAACCGTCACCCGCGCCGCATGCGCAGATGTAAGAGCCGGTGCCGTTCTTGTCGTCGCAACGATATTTGCCCTTGCGGCCACACAGCGGGCATTCACCCTTAAAATGTTTTTTCCCAGTTACCGGGGGGAGGCCGTAAAACTCGAATATTTTCGGCCAATGGCCGATAGCTGCCTGTTTGGTATTCATGCGGCTTTCCCTTCGTTTTGCTTAGATTTTGCGTAGGCGATCTGCGTTGATTTGATGAAGTTGCTCACCACTGGTGTGATGGCCATCGGTGCGTGATACAGCCCTTGCGGCCATACCCCGAATTTTTTGCGGTAGACATGCGAGCACCAGCCGTCACTTACCGGTTTGCCCTGGGCGGCGCGCATGCGTTGGTAGTAGATGATTTGACTCCACCAGGCTTGTTTCACTTCTTTGGTGACAACCTCCTTGGCTTGCTTCACTTTTTTCAGGCCGCGTGACTTATCGGTTTCTACGTCCTCGCCAGCGATCGGCTTGAAGCCACATTTCGGGCAGATGTAGACGCCGACCGGCTTAACGTAGTGGCATTGGGTGCATTCTTTCGGCAGGCGCTCAGGCTGGTCAGTCTTAACCACGCGCGCGGGCGTTTTCTCCATCCCGTCAGAACTGGCGGGCAGGTAGTCATATTCGATATCGTCGGGATAGCCGAGCTTATGCACGGTGCCTGTGTGGTCGAAGATGAGGCAGTGGTCTTTACCGGGCGCAGTGCGCAGGCCACGGCCAAGGCATTGCAGCCAGCGGATTTCTGATTTCGTCGGGCGGGCGTAGATGATGCAGCGGACATCGCTATCAAAACCGGCCACCAGCACGCCGACGTTGACGATGATCTTCGTGATGCCCTGCTCAAACCGGCGGATCGTCATCTGGCGGTCTTCGTGTGGCGTCGCCGCCGTCATCACTTCAACGGTCACACCCACTCTGCTGAATTCAACGGTCACGTAATTTGCGTGGGCCACGTTGACGCAAAAACAAATGGTCGGGCGGTCTTCCCCGTTCTCCAGCCAGTTCTTAACGATATCGCCCACCAGCGTCGGGTCGCTCATCACATCTGCAGCCTGCTGTTCTTTGTAGTCTCGGCCATAGCCTGCTTGCTCTGACGTCTCCACTTCGCTCAGGTCTGGGTGCGATGGGGCATAAAATTCGTATTTGCTCAGCGCGCCGATAGCGATCAGCTCTTTCATCGTCGTGGGCTTAATCAGCTTTTGGTAATAAGTACCAATCCACGCGGCGAACGGGCTACCAGACAGGCCGACAACCTTCACATCAGTATTGGTCATCAGGTATTCGATGAATTCCAGAATTTTTTTGCGCTTCAGGTGGGCTTCGTCGATGATCAGCAGATCGATGTTGTCGGGGAAGTCACGGCGGATCAGCGTATCGGCTGATGCGATTTGAATAAGGCGGCTCGGGTCATAGGCCGGATGGTCGCGCCAGATGTAGCCGATTTCCTCGGCTGGCAAGCCGTACTCAATAAAACGCGTTGCGGTCTGGTCGAGCAGGACGGTATACGGGGCCACAAACATTATGCGCATGTTGCGGCTGATGAACCCGCTGGCGATCAGCGCCGCGATTGCGGTTTTGCCGAACCCGACCGGGGCGTACATCATGAACGATGCGTATTGCTTCCACGCCGCGCGCAGCATGTTCAGTGCAACTATCTGTTTTTCGCGTGGCTGGATTGTAAGCGTCATCGTTATCTCCTCGTTTAATCGTCTAGCCGTCTAAATGTCCGTTTGGCGTTTTTAAACACTCGATCCCTTAAAGATCTTCTCTCTGGTAAAGCCCGTTCCTTCCCCCACACCCCAACCCGATCACCCCCCTTTCCCCCCTCTTACCCTTCCCCTCTCCCCCGTTTAAAAAAACACCGGCTAAAAAATTCATGCCGCTACCCTGTTTTGCCCCACCAGCGGTGGCGCGGTTGTCATGCCCTGGCCAGCCCGCGAATACCGCTCGACGTACAGCCGCAGGCGCGTGTTAGCCGCTTTGCGGCCTGCGTTCTCCTGGCGGTAAGAAACCTCCTCGGCGTCAAACGCTGTGCGGTAAGCCTCCTCGTAGGCGTGCGCAATCTTCCCGCGCTGCCCGTGCGGTAACTTACCGAGCTGGTCTTGAATCCATGCGGCATCCTCGCGGCAATACACCGCAGGCATGGCGGTTCGAACAAACGATGCAGGCTGCATACGCTTACCCTCCGGTTGTGAAATACAGAGTCCCTACGGCATAGGAGCGCGCCACTTCGCTGTGTGGATTGGGGTGACTTCCGCCGGGCAGAACACGCTATAGAGCAACAGGATGTGCTCCTGGAACGTCGCGATCAGGCGGTAGGTATTGGCGTCCAGCGCTTTACGCTCAGCGGCGTCTATCTCGCCGTCTTCGGTAAATTTGCGGACAAGTTCGGAGTGCTTGCCGATGTACTCAATCGCTTCCATCAGCTTGGCGTTGATGTCGTCTCGATCGACGTCTTCAACTTCTGGCAGACGCACGTTCACGCTGCGAGACTGGCGGGATACAGCGTCGGCAAAGTGGGTATTGCCACCAGCCTGCTGTAAAACCATGAACCAGCCGATCGGGAAAATTTGGTTGCTGTTTGGACGAAGACGGTTAAACAACGCGTCTTCCGTTACCCCCAGCCACTGTGCAGCCTCAGCATAGCCACCAGGCAGACCAGTGATAATTTTGCGGGCGACACTGACCACCCATTCAGGCTGTTTTTCTGCCTGCCAGTCCGGCGCTTTTTGCTGTGACACAGTTGTACTCCTCGGGCTGTGGTTACTTTTAAGCTGCTGATTTTTTATGATCGAGTTCAGGCCAAATCTTTTCCCAGTCATACGGGTGAAGGTCTTTCCTGCTAACGGAGCCACCAGAGTTAATTTCAATAGAAACTGACAACGCGGCTCCTAGCTTTTGTTTTTTACTTATTGCTTTACGCAAGTATTCAAGTGAGGTTTCGCATTTGGATGCAAATTCTCTTTGTTTATCAAGCTGTAAAGCGTTTAGGTATGCTCTCAACGTTTCCATAACGCCTCCTGTATCTGGAAATGGAGTATACCCATGAGTAATTTTTTATCAATACCCACAGGTCATTTACCTGAAAGTAACTTTGCGTAAGATGGAAGAATGAAAACTGAGACGCCTGACATATTCGAGCTGCGCCGCCTGAAACTTCAGGAACTCGTAGCTACTTTCAAAACACAGAGAGAGTTCGCTGACGCAGCGGGACTAAACCCAACTGTGGTTTCTCGTATGCTTTACCCGGCTGGTAAGCAGCATAAGCGAAACATTGGGGAGCAATCCGCCAGGCAAATTGAAGATGCGTTGGGAGTTTCCAGAGGGTGGATGGATGGTTTAGGTCAAACCTCCATGGCGGGGCCTGAAGTTTCACTTCCGAATCGTGACATTTACCGTGTTGAGGTGTTAGACCTCACAGTCAGCGCAGGTCCTGGGTCATTCATGCTATCGGATATGATAGAGGTACTTTCTGCTATTGAGTTCACGACAGAACACGCCAGAGCATTGTTCGGCAGTCGAGCTTCAAAAGACATTAAGGTTATGACCGTTGACGGGGATAGCATGTATCCCACCATAAAATCAGGTGATCGACTTTTCTTTGATGTATCCGTTAGAGAATTCAAGACTGATGGTGTCTATGCGTTTGTTTTTGGTAAAACGTTTCATGTTAAGCGCCTGCAAATGCAAGGGCTAGAGTTAGCGGTACTATCTGATAATCCGATGCTTGAAAAGTGGTATATCCGAGAAGACAACCAAGACCAGTTTTATGTTATGGGAAAAGCTCTTTTGCAGGAGTCCATCCAATACAGCAAGTTATGATCAGCCCGGCGCATTGTCCGGGCTACATCCTCAAAACTTTCCTTCTCTAACCAATTTCGCCGCATCACGTAAAACGCCTTTGTGGATTGTATTGCCAACTTCCCTACGTTTTTTTTCAAGATACTCTGACATTGCCGCACGGCTGACTTCTTCCCCTTTTAATATCAAGTGAATAGCAGCTTCACCGACCTCTCCAGCAATGAACGCTGGTCGTTCATTTTCCCAATCGTTTTCCATTCCCCGCCCCTTCACCTGTTCAAAATCTGAGCTTAACACTCATTGCAAATAAATAAAACAATCATATAAATCAGCGCATTGACAACTTTACGGATGAAAATATACTCACAGGTATTTACTTATAAATTACTCAAAGGTATATTTCAATCATCAACCCGGAACGCCACCAGCAAAACACCGCCGCAAACGTTACGGACGCTCTTTAACAATCAGGGATGGGCAGTCACAAACCACAATCCGGTGGCCCGCTGGATGTCCGCTGCCCCGTTAAATTCGGAAGAAGCGAGATCGGATAGTGATAAGCGTTAATCCCAGCCCCTTTCTACGTGGAGGGGGTTGTGGTGAACCACCAGCCAAAAGGAAACCACATTATGTCGCAAGTTAAACATGAACTAGATGAAAGAACACTCAGAGACATACCCGTTTTGATTTACTTATTACGTAAACCAACAGGAAATCCTGAGAAAGATGCAAAAAATGCAGCACATGCTGATGAAATGAGTGCTGCATTTGCGAATGGGAATGTTTGTGGCTTTGTTGGAGATGAAGCCCCGCAAGTTATCGAAGCTCGCAGGGCTTTAGGGCAAATTAATTAGTTTTGCCCAGGGCAACTTTGAGCATTGCGTAAAGGTTTTCCATATTCTCTTTTGAGATAAGCCAGCGAACGTGCTCCTGCTCTGAATTGCCGTCAATTTCTCCGTTCTTATCGGTTGAGTAAATATAGCTATTCAGCACTTTACTACCTTCCGATTCGCTATCGGTGAAACTAGCTCCATGAAATCTCTTCAACTGCTCAGACATTGTTTATTCCTCCTTGGTTGTGGAACTAAGAGGATACCACGAGCCGGGCGTGGCTAAAAATCCCGGCAACAATTTAAATATTCAGGAGCATAGATATGAAAAATAAAGAACCAAAAATAATTGCTGATGGAATTTCCAATGAAGCAGTTCTTGAGTGGATGCAGGAGAAAGTAAGCGCATCTCGACATCTGCAAGCAGCAATATTAGAACGCGCTCACTTACAGAAAGCCCTTGCGGATTTAGAGGAGCAGATATCACAGCTGACTAAGAAAGCGTCTGTTGAGGTTTCCCGCTACAGCTAATGCCACTTTCGTCAAAATAGCCCCGGCTGCAGACGCCAATCTTTGCCGGGGCATGACCAGTAGAACGGAGATTCAACATGATCAACCGCAATGTTAACACAGTCGTTGTCGATACCATGCGCGTGGCTCCTACCGTGCAAGCTGTGCGCCTCACCTTCTTTGCCCGCCTGCGCAAAATCCTCTGCCAGAAAGGCCACCCGCTCTAAATCTTTGCTGTGTGTAGTCTTTGGCGGCCAGACCGAACTTCAACCAATAAAGGGTGAAGATAATGTTCATAGGCTGGTCGCCCTTTTTCATAGAGAGAAGAATTCAGGCATCCATTTAACCGTGGAGGGCGTCACCCGGCCCGAGTTCTTCTCTGTATGTGACGAGGAGAAATAGTATGTCTGAAAGCAAATGCACTCCCTTTAGCCAGCAGCTGGCTTATATCAACAAAGGCACCTTAGACCAGGAGCTTACCGAAGCTCTGGCGGAGGTTATTAAAATGGTTCGCGAAACCGGCAAGAAAGGCGCTGTTACTTTGACGCTTAATTGCCAGATGTTGAACAGCCGCGACGAAAACACGATGAAAATCACCCCGAACGTCAAGAAATCCATTCCTGAACTGGATCGGGCTGACACAATTATGTTCTCAACCGCCGATGGCGATTTAATGCGTGATGATCCATCTCAAGTGCAAATGGATTTGAAAGTCATTGATACAGCCCCCGCCGCAGCGCCTATAAAGCTGCAAGCCCACGGCTAATTAATTTAGCCAGCAACGTTAATATTAATTAAGGAAAATAGCATGCAAGAACTTGCAAGCCTCGCTAATGGCTCTGTACGCGAAATTCAGGAATTGGCACTGACCGCGTTCACGCCGAAAACTGATATCCCGGTAGCAGTGGTTCCTGACAACCATGAAGTAAAAACGCTCGAGCATTTTCAGCTTCAACCTTCGCTGATTCGTCAGGCAGTACGTCTTATTTCGGTGTCCTCGCTGATCGCCTACGTTCAAAAGTTCGCTGATCCGCGTACTGCAATCTTCGCCGACAAATCTGAAACCCGCATTGAGGCCGTGCTGGATTACCACTCTGCGGCAAACTCACCAGAGTGGGCAAAGCATCGCGCTGTGTACGACTGCCCCTATTCCGATGAATGGCAGGAGTGGGCATCCCGTGACAAGCGTCCCATGAACCAGACCGATTTTGCAGAGTTCCTGGAAAACCACATCCAAGATATCGCGCCGGTCAGTGATAACTATAAAGGCCCATCCGGTACAGAACTGCTCGAAATGGTGCTGGCTTTCCAAGAGACGCGTAAAGCTGAGTTCAAGTCTGTGCGTCGCCTGCAGGACGGTACGTTCCAGATGTCCTACAGCGATGAAAAGGATGGCTCTGGTAATACTTCCCTGCCTGAAAAAATCAGTCTGGCTATCGCACCATTCCACAACGGCGCGCCTTACCAGGTTGAGGCCCGTATCCGCTACCGCCTGAAAGACGGCGGCTTAGCTCTTTGGTACGAACTTATCGAACCGAAAAAAATCGTTGAGCACGCTTTTACTGAGATCGTCGTAGACCTGGAAAACCAGCTCGAAAACATCCCGGTTTATGAAGGCTCAATTAAATAAAGTGCAGTCTTATGCGCCACCGTGTGTGGCGCATAGTGAAGCATTTTCACCCCCTCAATATGGAAGATAATTATGGCAACTTTAAGTCAGCGTTATTCTGCAAAAGAAAGCATCGGTTCAGATATCACTCCCCGCAAAACGTTTCTGGTTCCACTCAGTGAAATTTATGCCGAAGATGGCTATAACGTTCGCGAATTAAATCAGGCGCACGTTGAAGAGTTTAGGGATGCGTTTATTGCGGGGGAATATATACCACCGCTGGCAGTTGAAGTGACTGAGCAAGGCGTGAAGGTTATCGACGGTCACCACCGCTTCCACGGTGCGCTGTTGGCAAGTGAAGCCGGGCATGAGGTGGCGCGTCTTGAGTGTAAGGATTTTGTGGGTACTGAGGCCGATAAAATCGCCTTCATGGTCACCAGTTCGCAGGGTCTGGCACTTACCCCTATCGAACGTGGCTCGGCCTATCAACGGCTGATAAATCAGGGGTGGACTAACGCGGAGATCGCAAAGAAAGTTAAGCGCTCCGAGTCCGATATCCTCCAACACCTGCAATTGCAGGAATGTAGCCCATACATAAAGAGCCTGGTGCGCTCTGGTTCAATTAACTATGCCCTGGCTATTCAAATTAACCGCGAGCATGGCGTATACGCCGACCGTGAAGCCGCGCGCTTGATGAAAAAGGCCGAAGAGTCCGGCAAGAAAAAAATCACTAAGAGCGTCGCCCAGCCACAATTCAATGCTACCCGCGCCCGCCGACTCTGTGAACTGCTCTATGATGCTGCGCCAATGGTTCGTGAAGAGGGTGACGTCCTAATGCTCCTTCCAGGAACCCGAGAAGAAATCAACACCATTCTCAACGAATACCGTCAGCAACACCCCCAGGTTGCGAGTGGTGAAGATCAATGAGCATCAACCTGAACAATGCGCCTTTGTGGATTACTGCGAAGGCGCTGGAAAAATTAAAACAGTTCCGTGCCGGTCGATTATTCCCCAAAAGAACCTATGGCAAAAAATACCTGACTTTTCGTGTAAATAAACGCTGGCGCTTACTTTCAAAAGACGACGGCCATAATTGGCTGTTGCTTACCCACAATGATTACAACTGCGTGATCGATAAATAGAGGGGGGTGAGCGTGGCTAAGCGTAAGAGCAAAGACCAGCAATTCATTGACGACATGATCCGCTGTCGAGGTATCGACTTTGCCAGGATCGGGATGATGGTTGAAGTGTATGGCGACCTTGGAACCATCGTTGGCATGAATGGTAGCGCCAACCTCGATGTTGTGTTTGCCAACCAGCTTAAATATGGCAAGCACCCGGATAACTGCCACCCCTTCGACGAAGTGAAGTATTTCGACAAATCCGGCGCTGTCATCGCCGACTACACCACGGCGGCTGAAGCCCAGGAGAAAGCATTATGAGCAAGCTGAAAATCGTCAAGTTTGGCGATGAGCGCGGAGTCGGCGCAGTAGTTGAGGTAATCAACTTCTTCGGCATCGTTCGCACCTGGACGCTGGTGCCAGATAAATATTCCGACGGTAGCATCCGTGAAAGCTGGACTACCGACAAGTGGGTATGCCGTGAAACTGGCGGCTGGGATTATCGTGGCTGCTGCAACGTTTGTCGGTTCTACACCGCTCAATTCAACACGAGTTCCGGAGGTGCAGATGGACAATAAGCTGAGCGAACTGAGCAAGCCGGTGGCGGAAGTGGTTTCAAAGTTTGGCGACCCCGAGGAATTTGGCGAGCGCGAAATTAAGCTGCTGACCGGCATTCAACAGATGGCCTACGGCACGAAATTCTACTCGCAAGAGTACGTCTCCGCCCTTGATGGTGTTGCTCAATTTTGGATTGGAGAGTCTGCCGGATGGAAGAAACGCGCCGAGGCTGCAGAGGCGTTCCGCGACCAGATGCTCAAATATGTTCGTACGCTGGGCAGCTCTGCCATTTCCCCGTCTGTAGTTGAAACAATTCTGAACGCCGCCGAGCGCTCTAAGGGAGGAGAATGACAATGGATAAATTCAGCGAACTGAAAGCGGCCGCAATGGCCGCAACTCCGGGGCCGTGGGGTATTAACCGAGCAGGTAATACGATTGTCAGTAACCAGTCCCATCCTGTAGCAACGCTATCCAATGCGTTCCACCGTCAATTAGCTGACGGTGGTGTTGGCAAGGATGCGGAATTCATCGCCGCTGCTAACCCTGATGTCGTTCTCGCCCTGCTGGCAGAGCTGGAGAAAGCGCAGAAGCACGAAAAAGAATGGAAGTTATTGTGTGAAGCGGCCGCTGTTGATCTGGATGACTGGCGGGCGGTTGACGATAAATCCAGAGGTTTAATCTGCAAGTTGGCGGACGTAATTATCGAGAGGAATGGGCGCATCGCCGAGCTGGAAGCTGAAATCACGAACATCGTAGATAGCCACGCTGAAACTGTTGCAGAGCTACGCGCCAAGCTGGCTACGCCGGTGGACATTAATCTGCCAGAGCGACGTGATGACAGCTATGACTGGGATGGCGCTTCACCATCCGAGGCGTTCAATACGTGCCGGTCTATCTGCGGGCTGATGTTCCGTCAGCAACTGCGCGCCGCCGGGTTCAAAGTCGAGGGGGGTGAGTAGGATGGCTGAGCTAATCACGATTAAAACAGCGGAAGGCGACTGGGAAGAAAACGTCATTACGCATTTACCTGCCGTTGATGGGCAAGGCGACTACGCCACTCTGTGCGGGCTGGCGCTGGACGGTGATGAGGACAGCGGGACGATGGTAACTACACCGACAAAGCGGCGTGTAACCTGCGCAACGTGTTATTCGATGTGGCTACTGTGCCGTAGTTTCAGCGCAAAGCATTTTTGAATGGGGGAAGCATGACACTAACGACCGAAACGCTAAATCTGTGGCGCAATAATGCCGAAATCACCGCTGGCGAAACAGCAGAGGACGACCCGGAGCATATCGCAGCAAAAGCGATTTTGGCGCTTACTGCCGAACTCCTGGCTAACCGGGAGGCGCAGCCGGTGTCTAGCGAATGCGATCATGGCGTCTACGCAAACGGCACTAGCGCATGCCTTGTGGACATACCGAAGGAAACGGCCGAGGTGATTTGCCGGGGAATTTCCCAGGCGACTGGATGCAAGGTTGACTGGCATTACATCGGCGGCCGAGTTCACATCAAGGCTCTCGCCCCGCCAGCGCCAGCAGTGCCGGATAACTTGGCAGCCGCTGTTAATCGCCTGCTTGATTGCGATGGGACGCGCGGACACTTTAGCGCCATACGGTGCAGCGATGCTCGCGAAGAAGTAGAGCGTCTGCTGGCTCAACCTGTAAGTAGCGGTTACAAGCTGGTACCGGTTGAGCCGACAGAAAACATGATCATAGATGGCTTCGAGTCAGATGCTTTTATGGCACTTGCCGATGCGGTGAATGAAAAAAATGGTTGGCCGTATGGCTGCAAAGAAAGTGCTGAATGCGTAGAGGGAATTTTCAAAGCTATGTTGTCAGCAGCGCCGGAGAAAAATTAATGAACCACTTAATGCTTGACCTTGAAACGCTGGGTAAGAAGCCCAGCGCCCCTATCTTGACTATCGGCGCTGTGCTTTTTAACCCGCACAGCGGCGAGCTTGGCGAGCAGTTCTACACCGCCGTAGACCTGCAAAGCGTTATGGCCGGTAAGGCGACACCTGACGCCGATGCAATTATTTGGTGGATGAAGCAAAGCAGTGAAGCCCGCGCAGCTATCTGCGTTGACGGTGCGCCGTCGTTGCTGTCTGCGTTATATGACCTGAATAAGTTTATCCGGGCCAATGTCGCCAATCCTCGTAGCCTGCGTGTGTGGGGGAACGGCGCTGTATTCGATAACGTGATCCTGCGTGAGTCTTACGAGCGTGAATGCGTTCCGTTGCCGTGGGAGTGGTACAACGACAGGGACGTGCGCACTATCGTTGAGTTTGGCCGCGTAGTTGGCTTTGATCCCAAGCGTGATATGCCGTTTGATGGCGAGCGCCACAACGCATTAGCCGATGCTATCCACCAGGCGAAGTATGTTTCCGCAATTTATCAGCGCCTGTTTTCAGGCCACCAGCAAGATTAAATCAAGGGGGGTTCATGAATAATAAAAAAGAAGGTACAGAGCTGGATTTGCTAACCCCAGAAGAGGTGTGCAAACTTATTGGAGGGGTTACTACTAAAACTTTGAGGGATTGGAATAATAATCACCGTCACCGGCAGATTTTAGCGCCCATTCGGTTTACACATAAAGTAGTCCGGTATGAGCGCAAAAATGTTTTGGCTTTTATCGCTAAGTGCAGAAGCGCTTATTAACGTTTCTTTCTTAATAACGCGACCTGAGCCAGTATACTGGTCTCATGTGCCTCAAAGGCCAGCCGCTTCAGTGCCATCTCTTCATTTAATATTTCGTCGGAGAAATCATAAAACTCACCCATAGGGTCTGATTCTTTGTCAGAATGATGCATACACAATATGCTTATTTCCTTCGAATCACTTCGTGAATAACCTTTATCTCTCATCACGGCGATAACATTACTCTTCAGGAATTTTCGGCACATTGTATTAAATGCACCTTCTTTCCCCTTCACCGTACCATCATGCCTAACACCTTTCACTGCGTTCTCTGGGCTATAAATTTTTATTAGCTTGTCCAGGGAACGCTTAGAAAATGGCTGTGATGGGTCACGCGGTTGAAGGAACACGTAATCTTTGTTGCACCCTTCAACAGAATCCCTCCACGCCTTCTGCTCTTCAAGAATCTTCCCGATGCCTGGCGTTATAGGTAGCCGGAATTCTTTCTGGGTTTTCATAGCCCCGCGCATGCCAATTACCCCAGCCGGATATACTATTTCCCCTACCTGCTCATTGATAAAACTCCATCGCAAGTTGCTGACGTTGATCGGCCTGACGCCAGTTAGGATCATGTACCGCATCGCATTTTTCTGATGCACTGATTTGGCCGCAGCGATGTTTAGCCACAACCCCGCGATAGACTCAATATCGGTAAACAGGCGTGTCGGCGTCGGCTTCTGGACTCTCGATGATATGTAATCACTCGGCAGACTGGCGGCAACGTTGCGCCCGTTACAGTAACGTGGCGCGCCAAACTTCCATAGCCGTCGCAGTTCTGCTGATAGCTCCAGCGCCTGATTATTGGATTTGGTTTCTATCCAGAGATCGAAAACTTCAAGCAGGCGGTTATACGTCACATCGCTGAAAACCTCACGTTCACCGAACGCGGCAGCTATTTGTTTCGTCCGTGTGCAGTAGGTTTTAAAGCTATCCTCCCCCAGCTTTTTACGCTGAACCTTAGCGTATAAGTCCTCTTCATACTCTCTGATAGCCTGCTGAACTGACTCAGCTTTCAAGCCATTATCGGCAATGTCCTGAGCTTTTTCCCTGGCGATCTGAATAGCCATTTCTGGCCACTCCCCCAGTTTTTTACCTTTAAGCCCCATCTTCTTAGGGAACTCAGCGTAGAACGTAACCTTTCCTGCTTTGCTAAAATCTATGCGCAGGTAGTTGTCTTTTTCGTACTTCGATCGCCGAGCTTGGCCGAGGTGCGCCAAAATGATTTTGGCGGCAGCAACACAGATTCTCATGTGTGAGCTTGCATAAGGTGGCTTGCAGTCTTCCCAACGCGCAGATGCGGCCAAGAACTCATCATTTTTGGGGATATCCTGCATCTGTGTTACAGTGCGCGGCATTGATATTTCCTTGTATCAGAGGCCACCAGCACTAAGCTCACACATGAGGTTAAATCTGGGGGCTAAAAAAGGCATGTGTTGCCATTCTGTGTTGCTGAACATGGTTTTTCAATGTTTCAAACACTGTATAAATATACACATAGTGCGGAATCGTGCGCAATAACTAAAGCCTATAAATGCATGATTTAAATAGATTAAACTCGTAAGTGATTGATATGGCATTATTAATAACAAAGCGGTGTATCAACTGCGACATGTGCGAGCCGGAATGCCCAAACCAGGCGATTTCGATGGGCGATGAGATTTATCAGATCGATACCGATCGCTGCACCGAGTGCATCGGCCATTACGATACGCCGACCTGCCAGCAGGTTTGCCCGATCGACAACACCATCATCACCGATCCGCAGCATCGCGAGACCAACGAACAGCTGTGGGACAAGTTTGTGGTGCTGCACCACGCCGATCGCATTTAA